TTTCGTGAGAATACGTCCCGTATAAAAAGGTGTATTTGAAAAGACAGTCTTGTTAAATTGATCAGAACCAGAACTCACGCGAACGATGATTGATGTTGGTCCATTGAGATTCACGGCGCCTGTGACGATACGACCATTTGATGACGTATAATCGAGCGACGCGAGTCCTAATACTTGATGGGGAGTGGTGTTTGCAGATGCATTACTTGTGTATCCATATAGACCACTTCCAAACTCAAACGTGAAGGTATTTGAGTCACCGACATTGGAAAATGTGAGAGCATTCGTGTCATCGTCATAGATGACTGATGTCACATTAGATACGGGTGGTGCGAGTTCATTTAACAAATCCGTCGCGAGATCATGTGCATTCGAGTAGTTTGTCTCATCGAGCACGACGAGTGTTCCATCCACGGTAAATGATTTATTTGCGGAATGAATGAGAAGTTGTGTGTTTGGGATTTTTGCTGATACGAGCGAAATCTTTGAAACGTTATAGATTGGACTTTTGAGATTCACGACGTAATTCGATGGCGATGGGTACAAGGTAGCATCTCTTTCACTGCTATCTATGTCGAGGCTGTAGACCTTCATTAAAATATAGGTACAAATATTTTAATGATTGTTTTACACGGATATCTATATCAATTTAATAGAAGCGTTGAGCCAACGGATTATTCGTGAGTTGGTTCTTCGCGACATCGAGCTCATTGCATTTGGCGTTGGGATTTTCGTTACCCTTATAGGCGTTGAAGTTGTAGTATTTGTCATTGGTGTATTGTTGCGTCCAAGCACCGTTGGCAGCGTTCATGCGTCCATCAATTCGCGTGGTATCGGCACGAACACTCGAAAGAACACCACCCTGCTTCAAGGCTGTTTCTCTGACATTCATGCGTCCAGCATTACCCGCTCTGTTCGCCTTACCACGACGATCATCTGCACGGAAACCATAGTTTTGGAGTTGTTCTGTGGTGTATCCCGTGTGGCCACGTTCCTGGGTGATCATGCTACCCGGAGCGTTCCTGTAACCACCATGGAAGTTATGAATACCTGGAGCCGGTTGATTATTGTACTGGTATTGGAATTCATTTGCATCAGACTTATTACGTGTCGGGTCTTGAGCCATCGTTCCCAATGGAATGAATCGCTTGGCTGGGGCATTTTCAAGACCATCCGTGCGCAAACCAGTCTCCGATCTATTGGTCGTACGCTTGGTACGTTCGTGCTCTTGACGAACCATGCGTCCACCCATACCCTGTGCGCGACCCGGCATTTCTGGGCGTCGATTCGGAAGAAACGCCGTCTTTTCTGGCATGTTATGCGTGACCTCACCAATGAGGCCGTGACGACCACCGGAGATATCGTGTGCCGGACCAGATCGACCTGGAAGCGTAGTCAAACGGTATTCACCGACATTCACCGGATTGACACGGAAAAGTTGTTGGTATCCTCCATATGCGGGAACGTTCGGTCCAACACCAACACCCGGACCAACCATTTGCTTTTCAATCGGGGAGAGGTTATTCATACGCCCTTGGTCATACATACGGTTTCGCATATTCAAGATTTCTTGGCCACCGCTTCGCTGTTGTGGAGCGATGACCGCAAACGACGGGGTTTCATTCTTCGGCTGCACGGAAACGGGTGCCTCAAAACGATTTTCTCTGAATTCCGGAACTTGATCAGACAAGAGTGGTTCTTGTGGTTCGGTGATGAGACGAGGTCCCAGTTGAACAGGTTCAGTGTCCTTACTGAGGGATCGACCCGCATACACCAAGCCAGCTACCGCTAAAACTGAGATGGGATCAGCCATTCTTACTTCTTGCTAATATTTTTATTGTGGTATCTTTGGTTAAACAAGCCATTCTGAAGATCAGCTCGGGTGCTCGTCGGTTCATAGGTCATAGACTGAAGCGGAAGCTTACATTCAATGTTTTGAAGAGGGAAAAAGTTACGTTCGTGCGTCTTCACCAAGAACTTGTTGAACTGTGACGTCGACTGCGGTCTGAGTTCATCACTCGTGTCGATGTATTGCGCTGGGGATCCCTTACCAGCCATATATGGCGCCGTGCCATACAACATGGTCTGGGGTCTCGAACCATAGTTCAACGTACTCGGTTGAGGGTATACGAAAACGTCATCCGTCGCGCGGTTTGTCGGGATTGCCGGATTTTCAACGAGCGACAAGCCAGGTTGGAGCTGATATGCCATTTACTATTAGATAAGAATATTTATCGTCTGTCTCCGCTGAAATCTAATCCCGAGAAAGCGCCGAGCTGAGCACCTCTCGCATTGGGGTTGCAAGCACCCGTGTCACTTCTACATAAGGAACGATGCTTATCACCGTAACACCATTCGGCAAACGCCGTTTGATCACCTGGAATGGAGGTGACCGGTCCACTGACAAATTGTCGAGAGGCGGCACTCTTTTGATACATGGGAAGTGGGGATCTCGACCTCCCTGCATCATAGGGGATGCGATCATCCACAAAACTTCGAACAATAGGTCGAACCGACGAGTAATCACACGCCGGTGGTCTGTTGGGGTTATCAGTAATGTCCGTCAATAGAACATTCGCCATCGGATTATCAATCGACGGCATCTGACACCCCTGACCACCAAACATCGGTCGTCCATAGGTCTCCTTGATCATCTTCGCCTTGTACATAACATAAAGAACACCGAGAACGGTCGCACCTAACACAAAGACACGAACATCACGTCGAATCAAATAAAGAAAACAGGTCGCGTAAATGACGAATCTTGAAGCGGCATTCACGCGTTCTTCTGGAGATTGTTTATTGGTTGGCCAGAATTGCAAAACCTTATCCGCCTTGATCAACTCTTTAGGGTCGTCAAACCAAGCCTTCATTTATATAATGTAAGGTTTATTTTTTCATAAGGTTACCAAACATGCTGTTCATGGTCTTCATGAGTGCAGCTTCGTCGATACCCGTCCCATCGTCACCCATTTTGTCTGCGCAATCCTTTGCGATGTTTTCAATCATACTCAACGTCTCTGCCGGAATAGCGGTGATCGTCGTTCCAAGCATGTAGAGCGTTTGGAGATATTGCCAGATCGCATCCTTCGTGTTCGTCGAGAGGGACGCCTTCCAATTGTCCTTGAAATTCAATTCACAGAGATAATCAATTTTGTTGATATCTTCGAGAATGAACGAATCATCCTTTTGTGAAATCTTATCCGCATACGGACTGATTCCAGTCATAAACGTATCGACAGCCATTCTCGGATTCGCATCCTTGAGAAGTTCAAACTGAGTCATGAATTTTTTAATGCCTTTCTCCTGTGGGAATGTCTTGTGCAATTCCACAAGAAATTGAGTCATCATGTCGTTAAAAGCAGAAACCGACGCCATTTTAATACTATACCCTCAAAATCTTTAAGTCTAAAAAGGTTCCGTTGAAATCGACTCACGTTGACCGATACCGTTCGAAACAATAAAATAAATAAGAATGGCGTTGAGTGCCGCCGGCTTCGTGTACTGAGCCATTTGAAGCTTACCTTCGTTGTTGAGTTGCGCCTTCGCGTGAATGTAGATAACCGTGATGAGTCCACCGATCAACGCAGCCCAAACGGGATCTCGAAGATAGTCGGAGAGTTCCATTTAATTATAGCCAACTTTTTTTGTTCTGCGTTCTGGAGCGTCCCCGAAAAAGACGTTTTCGTCTTGAGTCTCGGCTTCAGGTTGGGGGTATGGGTCCTGAACATTATTAATCGTCTTGAACTCGTTATCGAGTGGGGAACCCATCGGACGCGCTAATTCTTCGACTGGTGCGATGTCTTCGACGTCCGCCGGAAAGGCTCCTCCTTCTGGTTCAGCTTCGGCCATCGGCTCAGCCATCGGCTCAGCCATCGGCTCAGCCATCGGCTCGGCTTCCGGTTCTCCGTCGAAAATATCGGGATCTTCGGGATCATCGGTTTCACCGATATCGATGTCCTTGCTTTCTTGTGACATATACGTTTGAAGGATTTGTTGCACCGGAATTAATTCCTTAATGGATTCTTCGATGCACGCACTGAAACGCGCGACGAGCTTTTCATCGCGGGTATACTCCGATTGTTCTTCGTGATACACATACGGATCTTTGTACAGATTTTTCGCGGCGTTGTTGTACACGGTTTGAATAAACACTTCATTCGTGGGAAGCTTCAAACTGATCTTCTTATTGTCAGACTTCAAACGAACCGCTGAAAGAATTTTCGTGCACGCGACAAAAACGGCGGCGAGAAGATCACTAAACCACGCACACCGCTCCGTGATGTTATCAGAATGCGACTTTGACATGGCGTTACTCCAATTCGGCACTTCCTTGAGAAGCTTTTGATACATGATGAGCACCTTTCGCCCCTTTGAGAGCTTGTCTGCTTCATCGTACATATCCTGAAACACTTCAATCATAACCGGGGTCATGAGATGACACAATTGTCCGAGATACTCTTTCTTCGCTTCGACGAGTACGTTTAAATTGTCCATTTATGATTTAAGTGGGGTTTTAAATACAAAGATTACCACGCACTCACTTCCTATACTGATTCGCAACCTTCCTGAGATTGACGAAACTTGGAAATTCTACGTCTGGATCTTCCTGTTCATTTTTCGATTCCCTGGTTACTTTGACATCCCAAGTGACGTAGATATCTATCTCAGAAACTAACTGTGTGATAAATCCACCATTGTCGAGTTGTCGTTGGAGATACCTCGCGGCGATGGCACGATCAAACGAAGGATATCCCATAACAACACTTGGAACACGGAGAAAGACTTGTTTCTGACCAAACTCAGCCGTCTGTTTAATCTTTCTCGAAAATTGTTCAAATATTTTGGTATATATTTCCTTTTTTATTTGTTTTCGTGTATTTTCGATCTTTTGAACATCATTGATGTTGATCATTACAATTAACGGAATTTATTTTTGGCGATTTCAAACTCACTTCTGGTAGGCATCGCCTTCTCTTTGACGAGCGTGTATTCAATAAAGTCTTGACCAGCTTCACCATCAGTGAACGGCTTGATGTCATTTGGGATGTCGGCGTCGATCGGTTGCGTACGGAGAGACTTGATCTTCACAACATCACCAACAATTTCAGCATCCACCGTCACAGCAAAACCAAACGCAAAGCCATTGTTTTTCACCGCCATAAACATCGCACGATAAAACTCCTTGGTACCGTTACGTTCCACAAACTTCTTGATGGCTGTCGTTTCGATAATGTAATTACACACACCCGTCTTCGCCTTGATCGCCTTGTTCGTCGCGAGCACGAGACGTTCAATCGTGTCGTTGTCAAGCTTGGTTTCGACCATTCTATATTTCGAGATGTCTTCGACTGGGTCATCGAGGATCACCCCTTCATTGGCTTGGCTCCATCCTGAGAAACCAAAAATTTCAGTATAAGATTCGCGTCTAATCGTCAACATGAGGGCGACGACCAGGAGTAGGGCAATGGGCAATCCATTCATCATGCGTTAATTTAAATTGAGAAAATAAACCAGTACATATAAATGTCGTTACTGGTTTACAGTCCGAGGTGTGCACATAGCCTAGACATTATTGATTATATTCAAAAGAACAAGACTTTCAAACAGTTGGTAAAGTTCCATAATATAAACACCCAGGGCATCCCACAGAAGTTTGCAAACTCTATTAGCCGAGTTCCAACACTTCTAACACAAAACGGAAAGATTCTCGTCGGGAACGAAATCAAGGCGTGGCTTGAGTCCCTTCTCCCGACGGATGATTTCGGTGGGTGTGGGTTTGGTTCCGCGTGTGCCGTGTCTTCACTGGAAGGCGATGACGATGATGGGGATATTTTCAGTTTGGATAGTTACGGTAGATCCTTACAGCCAGCCATCACAAAAGAACTCGAACAGCGCATATCCATGAGTGTGTCGGATGCGTATAATAACATAAAGAAGTAATTAATTAGACTTATAGATATGAGATTGGTTACGATTCAGGCATCGGCATTTAAATCTACATTTGAAGTTCTAAAGGATGTACTGAATGATCTGAACATATACTTTAAGCCGACTGGGATGTACATCGTCACTTTGGATACCGCGCGTACATCACTCGTCGATATGTTTCTTCCTGCTGAAAACTTTGAAGAGTATGTATGCGAACAAGAAGTCATCGCAGGTATCAACATTTCTAACACGTTCAAGTTGTTAAAATCTATCACGAATAATGATGTACTCAAGATTACGGTTGACTCCAAAGAATTCATGAACATTGAAATCGTGAGTGAGGCCAAGAAGACGAGCACCAACTTTGAATTGAAACTTCTCGATATTAATGAAAGTCAAATTGAGGTACCTGATATTCAAATGACAACAGTCACGACACTACCTTCCATGGACTTACAACGTCTGTGTCGAGACATGTCAAATATTGGAACTGAAATTGAAATCACGCGCGTGGGTACGAAACTCCGTTTACGATGTGACGGGGATTTCGCCAATCAAGAAACGGAGATTGAGTGCAATGAAGAGAGTCCATTGATATCGGGACTCTATTCATTGAAGTATTTGAACATCTTCACGAAAGCGACGAGCATGTGCGCGTCTGTACAAATTCTTCAAGAAGAAGCGAATCGTTTTTTGATTTTGAAATACAACGTCGCAGATCTCGGTGAGCTTCGATTCTATCTCGCCACTAAGGCAAGCGAAGATCAGTTGTAAATCCTTTGAGTGTACTGACATTCTTCGACATCCCCAGTGCGTTCGTTAGACGAATGTGTGGGTAGTCCTTTCTTAGAGTTTCTTCGGTATAATATAACATATCACATATACGTACCTTTTCACCATGAAAATCGTTTTTAGGTCCAGCGTATCGCTTCACCTTTTTGGTGATGTCTTTTACAGGTTTATCATCATGATCAACCAACCAGGCTTCACCCAAAGGGATACTAAACGAGAATCCATCACTGATATCATCGGGTAAACAGAAATTCATATTTTCAGTGATGAGTTTATACGTTTTACCATTATACCAATATTTCACGCGAAGAATAGTTTTTGTGACATTTTCTGGAATTTGTGTGTTTACAAAATCCTTGTACATTAAATCACAATAGACCTCATCTGTATCGTGGTCCCAATATTTAGATTCATCTTTCCAGAATCTATCCTTGATCTCGTATTTTGTCATCGGTTTTACCGTGTAGTCCATGCTCACATGATCAATATAATAATCCGGTAACGTAGTCATGTACTTATAAAACCCATACGTCCAAACAATAATACGGTTTAAAAGATTGGTGAACATTGTTTTATATGGAGGGCAACTTTTTAAGTAGATACAACAACAAGATTGACAAGTGGAAGGAGTTAATCGAGAGTGACCCACAAAATAAGAGTACATATGAAAATGAAATGTCAAATTACATAATCAAGTGTATGCCTTATATGAACAGACACGTCGAAGACGCGGCGACAGTCACGACGATTGATAATGTGTTCAATTGTAAAGAAACACAAGGTCTACAAAGAAAGGATATATTTATGGACTATCTCAACGATGTCGAAAATCAGAATGTCCATAGACCTTTCGAAAGAAAGAAAGATGAGTGTCCCCAATGTGAACGAAGTAACATTGTATTCTTCGGGGACACGAGCGATCTCATATGCGATCAATGCGGTCTCGTGGTCGCATCCTTGATTAGTGAAGAACTCACGTACAGAGAAGAACAAGAGAATACAGAGAAAATAGTCAATTATTCTTACAAGAGGGAGAATCACTTCAATGAGCAAATGTCACAATTTCAGGCACAAGAAATGACGACTATACCCGATGAAGTCATAGAACAGCTTCGAGCCGAACTCAAAAAGCTCAAGATTAAGTCTCTCGAGGAAATCACGCATACACGCATCCGTGGACTTTTGAAAAAGCTCCGTCTCAATAAGTACTATGAACACGTACCATACATCACGAACATACTTAACGGTATAAAACCCCCCAACATGCCACAAGAGCTCGAAGAACGTCTTCGAATCATGTTCAAAGATATACAACAGCCTTTCGATCGTCACTGCCCGCTCGATCGAAAGAATTTCTTGAGTTATTCGTATGTATTGTATAAATTTTGTGAGTTGCTCGGTGAAGACGAATATCTTCAATACTTTCCACTCTTAAAGTCGAAAGAGAAGTTGTATCAACAAGATGTCATATGGAAGAATATATGTGGTGATCTTCAATGGGAATTTATCCCAACGACATAAAGATATCACGCGATCCATGAGTAGCATGGAAGATCCACGCAATCTTATTCTTGAGCGATTGCAACTCGGCAAGACTAAGTATGGGCACGGTGTTCGCGTTGATGACGATACAATCACGTGGGGTACGAAGAAAGATTCATGGATGCACATGGCGAGAGAAGAATTTCTCGATGGAATCATTTACGTGATCGCGGACTATATACGAAACGGTAGAGAATCGGTAAAAGAGATGTCATATCTAGAATTTAGGTACACGTATACTAATAATGCCGTAAAAAAAGAGGGTGACGATGATAATGAACTCATTCTATTTATTCTTCGACGAGTTCATATGATAGAGAGTCCGCTACATAAATATTTAATCAGATCACTTATTAACACGTTACAGTTTTGTTGATGAGGCGATTCGGTTCAGCGGCTTGTTTCACGTGAATACCATGATACGTGAAATCAAACGCCGGGAAACGATCCTTTATTTGTTGAGAAAGTGCGGTCACTTCAAGATGTCTTGGAATACTACTACATACAGCCAAACGTTCGAGTTCGAGCATTCTATCCTCCATGTGGACGAATGCTTTTAAAGATTCAGACGTGACACCCGAATCTTCCATACGCTTATACATACCCTTGGACATACCTTCGCTCATGTAAAAGTGCTTGGAACCGGCGACTTCATCTGTATTAACAACTCTATCGTACATGAGCGCACCAGCGATTAAAAGTAAAAACACCGTCGTGATCATTTATTAGATGGCAACAATTTAAATACATCATTAATTTTGTGCACGATGTTGAAGAGTTGCTCAGATGTCTCAACTTTACTCGGTGTGATGATCTCAAATTCAACTTGATACGAGGTCGCGTCTTCCGCGTCCATGTCGACTGTATCTCCTGTAGACTTTGTCATGTCTATGCTCAAGTTCTTACGGATGAATGATTTACGCTCCTTGAATCGTTTACGATCCATATCCGTATAATCACCGTCGTCGGGCATGGGTACTTCTCGGCAGATGCTAAATCGGACATCAAACGGCGCATTCTTCACCTTTTTTATATCTTCCTTAAACATCGAACGCTTTTGGATGATGGTTTGATCACCTGTTTCATCGTCGATAGTCATGCGAACACTGTCACGCTCCCTGTAAAATACTTCAGATGACGATGTTTTGACATCTTGCCATCCATCGTATTGTTCGAGGCCATGTAATAGTCGTTCGAAAACTTCTTTTCCGACATTTGTGTCAAACATAGACCCGTTAAACTTCCCAAGACGCATTTCTACTTCAATGGAAGGGTCGTCTTTGTTCGCATCAAAGGCGGCTTCAACTTTCTTGAGAATAGATTCAACGTTCATGATTTCTTACATTTCTCATTCGCGTTTTCCTCTTAAGCCTTTTTTATGCACAAATTCTAATGAAAGGATTTCTAAATTCTGGAAACACGTGTTATTTTAATACAAGTTTACAATGCCTTCTTCATATTCCGTGTCTTTCAAACTATTTCATAGATCATGGGTACGAGGGATCATGTGAATTTACAAAGGTATACGCACACATGACTCGGTTGTTTTGGAAAGTGAGTGATATGCGAGTGATCGACGTGACACTCCTTCTAAAACTTTTTCAGACGAAATTTCCACGATTCGTTGACAACGAACAACATGACATCCAAGAAACGATTTTGTGTATCATCGATATTTTAGAAAAGTCC